GAGAGTAGACTCAGCAACACCAATACATGTGTAAGTGGACGATGATGTGCCCTCAGAAGCCACTGTTGGGCTGTGCCACAAAGACATGAAAAATGTTTGATTTGTTACTGTAGCAGACCCCCAGTTGAGCCCCCTTGTGCTCATCTTTATCTCAGAGACATTATGAGGAACGTCTACAAGTGAACCCTTGACACTGTATGCGATTGAGCTATGGGTAGAGGAGTTTGGGGTCGGCGGAGTTCCACCATGATTATAACTTATGGATAGAGTTAGAGAACCAGTATTTAAGTCTGAGTAAGACGGACCAAATGCAGGTGGAGCATACAAAACATTAGTTGCGGTAGAGGCGACAGCATAAAAACCATTATAGCTACTTGACTTTTTTGCTGTTGATGTTCCCGTTGCTCCTGTGCCTCCAGTTGCTCCCGTTGTCCCTGTGCCCCCTGTAGCTCCTGTGCCTCCTGTAGCCCCCGTAGCCCCCGTAGGTCCTTGTACTGTAGATGCTGCTCCTGTAGGTCCAGCTGGTCCAGCAGGACCAGTGTCACCAATACTTCCTTGCGGCCCAGTAGGGCCAGGAATACCCTGGTCCCCTCTTACAGAAGGAACTTTGACTTCAACAATAATGTTGCTTCCCTCTATAATCGTTGTAGCCATTAGACCTGGGTTATGTCATCGTTCACTACAAACGAACCACGGATAATCGTCTTATAAACGCCAGACGCAACAGACTGAATGTCATATACGTATCTGCCTGGGTTGATTTGCTTCATAACTGTATTCAAGGCAGTTATGGTGATGTTTCCAGAGTTGTCTACCACAATAGGCTCAAACGAAAGATTCGTCTCTGGGGCAAAACCCTCCTCTATAATCTTAGTCTCTTTAGCGTCTGGAGTGCTGAGGATAACCTTTCCTTTTACCACCTCTCCAGTAGAAGACAAAGGGTCTACAAAACTAGGCTCCCTCACCTGCATGAGGAATGAATAGTTAAGCGAAACCAGCCCTATGGGCACCCCGTCTGAATCCTTTAGGCGGAGGTTAAGCAAGAAGGTATCCCCTCTTTTGCAGACTATGTCAAGTTTGTCCGCAGTATCTAGTGAAATCTTGTTAGCCATCAGATTATACCCGCTTGTTTTCTTTGTTCTATAAGTCTGGCCTGCTCGTTTGCCTGCTTGGTAACTCTCATGTCCTTCCTGTCTTCCTTAAACACCTCTAGCTTTTCTTTGAAGTCCTTCTCGTCAGTCTTAAATCCAAGCATGGCCTGAGCCTTGAGCATCTCTACCTGCATCCTGTAGTTGTGTCTCATCTCCTCCATCTGCATCTCTAGCTGAGCTTGAAGCTGCATCTTCTGAGCTTCAATCTGCGCCTGAGCCTGCATCTCCTGCATCTTAGCCTGAGACGTAGCCTGAGCAGACTGCTGCTGAATCTGAGCTTGCATCTGCGAGTTCTGCATAGCCTGCTCTTGCATGCGCTTCATGCGCTTCTTTCTGCGAGCAACCAACAGCCTCTCAGCTTGATTCACATCCTTCATGTTTCGGATGGCAATAGCGTCCTCTATATCAAGCTCTTTCTGTTGCAAAGACATCTGGATATTTTGCTCTAAATAGGCCTTCTCCTGGTCCTCCATATCCTTCACCACCTGCACCCCGAAGTTGTACATAGGAAGTTCGCTAAACGACGAAAGCACACCCATATTCGTCTTTCCAATGGCGTTCTCGTAAATTCTATACAAGACACAGTCACTGGGAAGAATCTGAATACACTTGACGATATCCTCGCACACTTTCTTAAAGAGAATCATGGAGGCGTTCGTAATGTCGTATGTAGCGTTGTTGGAAGCAGCGATAGCCTGCTCTCTTACACCAACCAGCGCGTCACCTTTCGGGGTAGACGCATCCATCACCTCGTTGATTCCAGTCACATCGCGAATCATCCTGAGGTAGTGATTGTAGATGCCAATCAACTCATTGATGTTTCTGATGCTGTTCCCGATTTCTCTGATGGGAGGGTTCTGGAAGCCTCCCTCTGGATTTTTGCTTCTGTAGTAGAAGACGCCAGTCTGCTCGTAGATATCGTGAAGCTCAAGCGGCTGTAACTCGCCTCCCTTGCCCAGCTGTACGTTCTCCAGACCTTCGATGTCGATGATAAGTCCATCAGGCTTTGCTTTGGCGATAGCCTGCTGAATTTTCAGATGAGTCAGTTGCAGCATGTCGGCAAAACCAACGCAGCTGTCCACCATGCTCTTGGGCATCATGCTCATGAAGTTGGTAGCAACGACAGAGTATGACATACGAGCCTTGGTGATGTCGTGGATATTTTTAGGGATGTTTTTTATACGACCATATCCAAACATATAGTTGTCAGAATCCATCACATAACTGCCACCGTATACCGTGGCCAGGGTCATCATGTGAGGGGTTCTTTCGTATACACTACCAGGGCGCTCTGCGTACTCAAATCCCTTGTAGAAGAAGTTCTTGTTTCCGTATCTGCTCTCCTTCTCCTCGAAGTAAATCTTGTCTACAGAGATGAACTCGAAGTCCATGATGTCAACCATGTACTCGTCATAACCGTATACGTTTTTCTTGAGCTTGTCGTCGTACTTGTACTTGTCGATTGCCGAAGGGTCATTGCCCGCCTTGTTCTTTATTCTCGTAGCAATCTTTTTCATCGTGTCCTCGTCAAACTCTCCGTTAGCAAGACGGCGGAGTTCGTTAAGGCTAATACGCTTAATACTTCCAGCGTATACGATGTCTTCAAAGTTTGGGTCTTCGGTGTAGCTGTGGACAAACCTGGCTGGGTCTACGTATTCAGTTACTATCCCTGAATTGGGGTCGTTACGACGCTTTACCACTGCCATCCCAAGTGCAGCCAAATCGTTGACACAACGTCTGTATACCCCGTCGTTAAAGTTATTCCAAGACAGTGTCATACTCGTTCCAATCTGAGCTGCAATCTCTGCGTCAGTCTTGGTGTTGGTGCCCATAAATATTTCAGCCTCTTCGAGCGTCTCTGGAAGCTGTTCTGGGTCGATGTCAAGAACGAGTCCTGTCTGTTGCTTCAGGGCCAGGAGTTGCTCTCTAGCCTCTACCTGCATCTCAATTCTGCGCTTCTTGTCGTTCTTTTCAGAAGACGAAAGCGGGTCGATGGCTTCAAGGTTTGGGTATGGGTCTCTAGAGAGAATCTTGTTTACTACAACACGGACGAACTTCGGAAGAACAGGGACTGGAGTATAGTCGATGTTCAGGAGGCTTCCGTCGTTATTGTTCGGGTCAAGCGTGTGCAGAAGCTGTTTATAGATGGACGTGTCTTGCGTCCCGTTAGCGTAATTTCTAGAACGCTCAAACGTGGAATTACGTCTGCTAAACAAAGAGTCATTGCTATTTAGGCTACCCCACTGAGACTCAATAGCTTTTGCGTATTTCAAGCCGTACTCCTTACCCTCTTTTATCGCGGTTTCCGCTAGGGGGTCTGGAAATCCGCCTGTGTTTCTATTGTCCTTGTTATACATTATTGCCTAGATACTAAAAAGCATCATGCAAATATAACAAAATCAGCCGATGGCCTTGTACGTCCTAAAAAACTTCTTGTCCTCAAATGTCACAACTCGCTTCTCTTTAGCTTTTTGCGCAGCTAAAAGAGCAAGGCCTGAACTGATAGACAAGTCATATTTAGTACGGTCGTGAATCTTAAATCCTATCCAATCTTCCATCGTCCTGTCGAAATACATCTTGCCCATCTCTCCTGTGTCGTAGTTTACTCCGACGTGGTTATGCACAAAGCTTTCTATAGCTTGAGCATGAGCATGCAAGATATCCTGTGAGTTTGACGGAACGCCTTTTGTCTTAGAACTCGTAGGGGCTCCAGCAACCTTGAGGTGTTCTGGCCTGTCCATTATGTACCCATCGTAACCCCTCTGCTCGAAGTAACGAACTATACCGTATTTGTTATTTTCTATCAATAGAGGATAGCCATAGAAGAACGCACACATCAACACGTCCTCGTAGAAAATCTTAGCCATGTCTGGACGAGAGGCATACTCCACCACAAACATATTCGGAGGCCTGTTCATAGAGAACTTGTTGTACATATGCAGGGCGCCTTTAGAGCCCCTTCCGTCTACCGTGGCGTCGATGTCATAGGAGTCAACCCCGCCGCATCCATAGTCAGCGAATGGGGCCACACGCTGCCCCCTGTGTTCTTGTATTACACACCGTTCTTCCGCAGGCGGCATCCAGCATACATGGAACCTTCCGTTTACATCTGGGGAAAAAACTACCTTCTTGTCCTTCTCCTCCCATATAAAGTTTCCTCGTACAACTGGGTTTGGGAACAGGTCTTGGTTGTGGTCTATCTGCTCGTAAATCTTACCTACGTTGAAGATGCTACCAGACACGCTGTCCCTGAAGGCCTCGTCCTCTGTAAAAGGAAACTGCCTTATGATTTCATTCATCTCAGAGGAGTCGTGCCTAAGGCTGTCCCTTTCGTTGCGCAGGTAGTCTTTTGCCCCAATGCTAACGTAGCCCCCGTCCATAGACTCTACTTCTCCTTCTGGCTTGTCTACGATAGGATTGCCATATACGTCAAAGAAACCCTCAAGGGCTTCGTAGGCAGGTATGAATATTTTATACAGTCCGCTCTTAGTTCTTCCGTTAGCGTTTCTTTCATACGGGTTACTGTCAGCCCACAACTTCTTGTAATGCTCTCCTCCATTCTTCATAGGATTTACCGTACTCCCAACCAAAGCCTTCCCTACAATGTTCTTTCCCACAATAAGGCAGGTTCTTTGAATCCTCCACGCCTCTCTGATGTCTGATGGGTTCTCCCACTTACCAGCCTCATCGAGGTACAGCATATGAAGCTTCTCACCGTCGTATGCGTTATTGGTGGTGTTCTTCCAGTTAATTATGGTGTTAAGTGCATCACCAGTGTACGAAGTCTTGTTGTTCTTTGTGATTCGCTTAGACGGCTCTCTAAACGCCAACTCCATACGCGGGTTGGTGGTGCCGTCTTGGATGGGCTTAAAGAAGAACGGGTATGACTGGAATATCTGTACAACTTTCTTCATGAAGATATTCTCCTGGGCATCCTTACCAGTCTTCGACTGTATGCCAAGAAGTTTGTCTTTAACCTGCGTAGCCTCGTCCACAAGGATAGAAGTGCAGACATTAGTGTAACCAGAACGTCTACACTTAGTGTAAAGCTGACCAACACAACGGTTATCAGCCTCACAAGCAGCCAGATGAATAAATATTTCACGTTGAAACTGTAGGAATGACGGATAACCGATGTCAATCTTACTCCACTGCAAGAACATATAATGCCTGCCAGTGATGTATGTAGGCTCTCCGTTGTTGTAAAACCACACCCCATTCCTTCTCCTTTCAAACTCTTGCTCGATATACGGCGAGAATTTAGCCCTGAACTCTGGTGGCTTCTCCATCCACTCGTCCATAGACTTAACCTTAATCAGCTCTTGTGGGGCTTTAATCCTAGACCACATCTGCTCTTTCTTGGGCAGGTCGTGGAACAGTATCTGGCTCTTCGGAGGGCGCTTAGGTAAAACAACAAGAAGCCCGTGAAGTTCTACAACTTCTCCGTGGCTTCCGTTGGGGTCTATCTTTATGCCTTTCTCTTTGTAGCCCTCTATGTCTACAAGAGACGACATCAGAAACGTACTTCAGCGCAGCTTATGCAGCAGGGCCTTGTCCCAGGGAACAAAGGGCTTGACGCGTTAAGTTCCATCCTTCTGTAGTAGCGTTTGTTTTTCGCTATCTCCTGAGAAGGAGAGCAGGAGGCAAACAAGCAAACCAGGGCGGAAAACAAAAAGACGTTCTTCATGATATGAAGTTAAGTGAATTTAAGTGCACGGCCTATCGAAGGCAGTTGCTCTGCAAATATAGCTTTTATAGCCTTTGCCACAACCTGAATCTCTTTTTGTGCGTGAGAATCGTCACGAATCTGCAAGAAGTGTATCCAAGAACGCACACTACCAGTCATATGCAGCGTTGTCTTCGTGGCAAGCGGCAGCACAAATCTTGCCGTCTCACGAGACACGCCAGCCTCAATTAGACCGTTGTATAGCTGCTCACACGCCGCAAACACCATAGCCACTTTGCTGTCAAGGACAACAGAGTTCATTGGCTCAACAGACGACTGTCTGTTTTTTACAGCCTGCCAACGCAACTCCACTGGCTCGAAGATGCCCCCGTCTTTTGACAGGGCATTGACGTCCTGGTATCTCTGGCTAAACTCCTGAAATGTAAAGCTTCTGTGTCTGAGGAGCTGTATGGCTATAGCCTTGCTGGTCTCTATCTCAAACGTCAGGTAGGAGTGCTCGAACGGTGACCAGTGCCCATGAGTAATGAGGTACTTTATGAGCGACTCATAATCCTCCTTCTTATTCTCACGAGAGCTAGAAACACGTGCAACCTCGACAATGTGTTTTTCGGCATTGGGGGTGATGGACAATAGTTTTACTTTCATTTTATTCCCAGTAGATTTCTTCTCCTCTTAAGTAAAGTTTCTTCTCCTCTGCTTTTTCTTCAGAGGTAAAGTGTCTGTCCGTAAACAGACAGTAGTTGTTTGGCATCAAGCAAAACTGACCGCTTTCAAGATTCACAAGATTAAGTGGCTTGTGCTCTTGCGGATACATGCTATACCCGTCTTTCCAATCAACCATGATGCCTGTGTGTCTTCCTTTGCCAGTCCTGGTTTTTACTTCAAGGCCGTGAAGATAATGAACGTGCCATACATCCATGTCATCGCCCATACACTTCCATGGCATCAGTTCTTCGTGAGTCAGTGAAAAATCTCCTGTAGTGGATACTCCATGAAGTGGAAGTCCACTCCAATGGGCGCCAGTTTCAAGGACTACGTGACACAGCAAAACCTGATACTCACGACCATATACAGCGTGCCATATACCCCTTGTAACCCCTTCTGGCATATTCGGACCAAGCATCTTGTTATCTACGTTTATGTAGAAGTGATGCGGGAGATTTGCGTGCTTGCTCACAAGAGTTTTGCTTTCATTTGATTTATAACAGTGATGATTTTTTACTTCATTGAATCGTTATTGCAGCTATAATGATGCATTTTTACTTCATTTGCATCAACAATCAGGCATTATACTCAAGAGTAATTCCCGAGTTTGGCGCCATTTTACTCCCGAGTTTGGCAGCCAGGGTAGGAGTCGAACCTACATTCAGGGGCATAAAGCCCGCCATTCTACCAGTTGAACTACCTGACTATATAGAGCTTCTGAAAGGAGTCGAACCCTCAACCTACTGAGTACAAATCAGTTGCTCTACCA